CTTCTCTTTGATCGAGTACAGCCTGTTCCAGGCTGTTGAGCTCAATCGGATCCATTGAGTATATGAACTACTCAAATCCAACAATAGCTAGACTATTAGCAAAAGAGAATCTCTCTGTTCAACATGGTAATTACCACACTGCCTGGTTCGATATTAAGAACCGGGTATTAGGTCTTCCTCTTTGGAAAGATATGGGTAAAGATGTTTATGACCTATTAGTTGGTCATGAGGTCGGTCATGCTTTATATACCCCGTATGAGGGTTGGCATGATACCCCAGAAAAAATTAAAGGTGTTCCTAGATCTTATATAAATGTGATCGAAGATGCGCGCATAGAGCGATTCATTCAAAGTGATTATCCCGGATTAGTTGGTCCTTTTAGAAGAGGATATCTAGGTCTTAAAGATAGAGGACTTTTCAAAATTCCTAAAAATGTATCATGGGACGATGTTAAACTCATCGACAAAATTAATCTAAAAGCCAAATTAGGCCCAATGGAATATATTCCCTTCAATATTGAAGAAATCACATTCTATAAAAGAGCCATGGCTACTAAAACATTTGACGAAGTGGTTGAGCTTTGCGCAGATATCCTAACTTATACTCAAGAGAATACCCCAGAGCTTATCACAAAACCAAATCCAATACCATTACTTGATGGAGATATGTCAGAGGAAGAAACCTCAGCTCCAGATAAAATGCCTGATGGTCATGACGATTATCTTCCAGAAGAAGAGAAGAAAGAATCTTCTACTACTAGTGAGGAATCTGATTCAGCCTCAAATAATGACGAAGAAAATTCAGAATCCGATATCTTAGGTAAAGGTGAAGGTGAAGAAGATATTTCTCTTACTGATGATGCTCATAGAGAAGCAGAACGAAGCTTACTGGAAGAGGACACAGATGGTGCTCAACCCGTATATATTAGAGAACCATCTAAAGCGATCCGAGATTATGTAATGTTTTCTTTTAAAGAATTACATCAATCTAGATTAGACACTATGGAAAAATTTAAATTTGATCCTGTAGAACAAGAGATTTTAAAAGACTTTAAAGGATATATGGCTCAAGTTAAAAAAGCTTCATGTTTTGCCGTTAAAGAATTTGAAATGAGAAAAGCAGGATATCAATGGCAAAGAGCCCAGACAGCTAAGTCTGGTACACTCGATGTTAACAAAGTTCATTCATATAAATTCAATGAAGATATCTTCGCTAGAGTTACTAAATTAGCTAATGCTAAAAATCACGGAATGATCATGATGATTGATTATTCGGGATCTATGGGTAGTACTTTAGATCAAGTAATTGATCAGTTATTCCACTTAGTTATTTTCTGTAAGATGGTTAATATCCCATTTGATGTATATGCTTTTACTACAAAAAACGCCGTAGAATATAAAGGATTATTTAGAGATGGTGACTTAGATATGTCACGGGTCTCTCTACCTTTATTAATTTCTTCATCCCTAAAGAAGAGAGAATATACTCAAGCACTTGAAGGACTTTATATGAAAAAGCTCGCATGTGCTAGCAGATATAGAGATTACTATAGTGATGAACAATATTGGGATGACTACTCAGTAACTGCAGATGAAGAGATGTGGGGATCTACTCCTCTCAATCATTCTTTGATTTTAGGACACAGACTAATTAAGGATTTCAAACTGAAGCATAATGTTGACAGAATGAATCTTGTTATTTTATCTGATGGTGATTCAAATCATATAAATGCTTATGATGATCATATGATCCGTGATAAAAAAACTAGGACTGATTCTTATTTTGGTACTAAGATTCACATAGATGGGAAATTATTAGAACTATCAGCGAATGGTTATAGAGCTACACATGACTTATTAAAAAATATATCTAAAAGATATGCATGTACAACGATCGGATTCTTTATCTCAGATAGAGCATGGGATTTTAAAAACAAATTAAATGAAGCTCAAATCTACGATCAAAGCAATGCTAATAAAGAATATAGAAAGAACAAATGTGTTTCTCTTAAGAATGCGGTAGGATATGATGAATTCTATCTTGTTAAGGGAGGCAAAAAACTAGATGCTACAGAGGATGAATTCGAGGTTGATGATAATGCTTCAACTGCTAGGATTAGAACAGCTTTTAAAAAGTTCTCATCTTCTAAAAAGAATAATAAGGTCTTACTTACAAACTTTGGTAAGGCAGTTGCTTAATGCAAAATAAATTGAAAAAAGTTGAAAAAAAGGTTTACATTCATATCTACCTATGATATAATGGACCCTATAAACAAAATTAATTTGATAAGGAATCTAAATTATGAATAAAGTGAAAATATCTACACAAAAAATCCTCGAGGAATTATCCCGAAGATTTCCAGATACAACCGAGTTTAAAACGTCAGCAATCAAAGATGTTGGTGACTCATTAGGGTATAAAAAGTCTGATTGGATTGGACTCTGCAATGCCAAAGACAGGGTTAGGATTGGTTACTACGATCTTGCTCATCTAATAAAACCTATTAGAGAAGCAGAGGTAATCCCTCTTCCAACCTCCGCGGTTGCAATGGCACCGCAATCAATTGTTAACAAAGAAAAAACCTTTGCGAAGGTTGACCCAACTTACGTACCATGGGGCGCACACGCAGACATTAAAAAGGTTATAAAATCAGAAATGTTTTATCCAGTTTATGTAGCTGGTATGTCCGGTAACGGAAAAACATTTATGGTTGAGCAGGCGTGCGCGCAGCTCAACCGCGAATTTATCAGAGTGCAAGTTAATCCTGAAACGGATGAAGATGATCTTCTAGGTGGATTTAGACTTGTTAACGGTGAAACAGTATTTGCTAAAGGCCCAGTTCTTAAAGCAATGGAGAATGGAGCAATCCTTCTTCTCGATGAAATCGATCGAGCTACAAACAAGATTATGTGCTTACAAGGTATCCTTGAAGGCAAACCAGTGCTAGTCAAAAAGACTGGTGAGGTTATAACTCCCGCTCCAGGTTTCAACGTTTTTGCTACTGCTAATACCAAAGGTAAAGGTTCAGAAGATGGACGATATACCGCAGCTTCTATAATTGATGAAGCTTTTCTTGAAAGGTTTACCATCAGCGTTGACCAAAAATTCGCTAGCCCAGCTACTGAAAAGAAAATACTAGCTAAGCATTTCGAAAAGTTTGGTACCAAACCCGATACCAAATTCCTGGATAAACTGGTTGATTGGGCTGATATCATCCGTAAAACATTTTACGATGATGGAGTTGATGAGATTATATCAACCCGAAGACTTTGCCATATTGTTCAAAGCTTTACTATTTTCAATAACAAGATGAAAGCTATTAATCTTTGTATCGCTAGGTTCGACGAAGATACAAAAGAAGCTTTTCTAGACCTTTATACTAAGGTTGATTCGGGGGCACAATTAGATTATGGTCAACCTGAGAACGAAACCTTTAAAGAGGATTTTTAGAGTTATAAGTAGAAAATAAAGGTTTACATTTGGCCAAAAGTGTGGTATAATAGACACTATGAGTACAAGAAAAGCATACAAAAATAATTACAAGTTTAACGAAGGCGAGCTCTGCGAAGAGTTAGCTTCTTATATAGATAAAACCTATGAATCGCATTATTCCAAGAATAAGTTTCAGTCAACTGAATTTATTGTTGATTGCGGTCATGGTATAGGTTTTGCAATAGGTAACATTCTTAAATACGCCCAGCGTTATGGAAGAAAAGGATTACCCAAGGATCATAGAAATGATCTTATGAAAGTATTGCACTATGCGATTATCGCTTTATCGATTCATGATGAGGAAACAAAAAATGCAAATAAGTAAAGAAACCCTAGAAGTATTGCATAATTTTGCCTCGATTAATCCTAATATATTGATTGGTCCAGGACAAGATTTAAAAACAATCGCTGAAGCCAAGAACATCATGGCCCAAGCACACATTCCAGAAACCTTTCCAGTTGAATTCGGGATCTACGATCTAAACGAATTTCTTGCAGTGATTGGTTTAATCCAAACACCAGATCTAGATTTTGGTGGAGATAAGGTAATTATTAAATATGATACCTCTAGGGTGAATTATTTCTATTCGGAAAAAACCATCCTTACTACTCCAACCAAAGAGATCACAATGCCAGATCCAGAACTTTCTATTAATATTACTGAAGATCATATCAATCAGATTAGAAAAGCTTCTGCGATATTAGGTCATTCAGAATTAGTTATATGCGGGGGTTCACCCGCGAACCAGCACGGGCCCAAGGGCACAGTACGAGCGGAGGTTTATGATACAAATGATGCAACTTCCAATGCATTCTCTTTAGAATTAGATAATGCTAACCCTTGTACTAACGATTTTAAATTCATTTTTAACATACCAAACTTAAAGCTTCTCCCAGGAGATTACTATGTAAATATAAGTTCTAAGCTTATATCTCATTGGACATCTTCTACATATCCTATAAATTATTTTATAGCATTGGAGAAAGCAAGCGAATATCATGTATAAATACATGTACAAGGAATTCTCATACATCATTGAGTGGTTATGAGGATATTAAATAAGATGCCAATCATGGGTCTTATAATAATAGTCTACTATGCATAGGAGAAAATTATGACTGAAGCAGTAGAAACACAGGAAGCACCTCAGCTTTCACTTCAAGACATCGCGACGAGCGTACAGGTAATTGATATCTGTTCCAGGCGTGGTGGCTTTGAGGGACAAGAACTTGAGACTGTTGGAAGTCTTAGGACTAGGTTAGTTACCTTTTTGGAAGCTAATCGACCTAAGGGCGAAGACACACCATCAGGTGAAGTACCGGAAGTTGAAGCGGCTGTTGTCGGAAACGGCGCAGACGAGGAAGACGATTCCTAAGAGCTTAATGGTGGGGTAGCTCCCCACCTTACTTTATTATTACAGGCTATATTATGAAAAACATTGAAAAGCCGAAGCTTATAGAAGCCCTTAAAAAGGGTACCGTAACCGTCACATTCTTTAAAAAGAATGGGGAGGTTCGAGTAATGCCTTGCACTTTAAATGCAAAATTTATTAATGCCAATAACGGCATTAAGGATTATTCTATAAACCAACACTTCGAAGAAAAAACCACTAAAGAAACAGAACAAATTCCCGTATGGGATACCGAGAATAATGGCTGGCGATCATTCAACGAGAGCTCGCTTATATCTTGGGAGATCTATGGTGAATGAGTTCTTATGGGTAGAAAAGTATAGACCTCAGTACGTTGCTGATTGTATTTTACCACCAGATTTAAAATCAACTTTTGAAGATATTGTTAACGGAGGTGAATTACACAATATGCTTCTTACCGGGACGCCCGGCACAGGTAAAACAACAGTTGCTAAAGCTTTATGCAACGAACTTGGTCTAGACTTTCTTTTAGTTAATGGATCAGAAGAATCAGGTATTGATACACTTCGGACTAAAATTAAAAGATTTGCTAGTACTGTTTCCCTTCAAGGTGGATATAAAGTAGTTATCCTAGATGAAGCGGATTACTTAAATCCCCAATCCACACAACCAGCACTAAGAGCTTTTATAGAAGAGTTTAGTGCTAACTGTAGGTTCATCCTAACCTGCAATTTCAAAAACCGAATTATAGAACCTTTACATTCTAGATGTGCAGTTGTAGAATTTAATATTGCACAAAAAGATATGCCACCATTATTAGTACAATTCATGGAAAGATGTGAATCGATACTAGATAAGGAAGGAATCATATATGAGAAGAATGTCTTAGCTGAATTGTTAATGAAACACATGCCGGACTGGCGTAGAGTTATTAATGAATTGCAACGATATAGTACAAGTGGATCTATAGATAGTGGTATACTAGTTCAATTAAGCGATATTGCAATATCTGATTTGATGGAGCATCTTAAACTTAAAAACTTTAAACTTATGCGACAATGGGTATCTGATAATATGGACAGTGAACCAGCAGCTCTTTTTAGAAAGATCTATGACAACATGACAGATTATGTTGAACCACAATCTATCCCTCAATTAGTATTAATTTTGGGAGATTATCAATACAAGAATGCATTTGTTGCTGATCATGAATTAAACTTGGTTGCTTGTTTAACTGAGATAATGTCACAGGTGAGGTTTAAATGAAACAACATATATATTCATATCATCCAGTTCATTATGATTCTCGCGAGACCAGATATAGGGTAATAGCTCAAGATGACCAGAGAATATTATTTGAAAGAATTTTTAAAAAAGAAGCGGATGCTAAATCCTATGTAGATCATATGATGTGTAAGCCTTTTTCTGATCCAAAGGTAAAGTTATGAAAACAATAAGAAGTAAAGTAAAAGGAATAGCAATAACAGGGATTTTTGAGAATGAAGGCCATTCAATACTATTTACAGTTGCCAAAGATGATGAAAACAAGATAAAGATAAGAGAATCCTATAGAGGAAATTCTTGGCAAACCCATGGAAGAAATTGGTCTACATCTAGAACAGTTCCTATAATTGATGCTATAGAAGAACAAGGAAAACTTATCAAATTTGGATATTCGAGAATGAACTAATGAATCCATTTGATTATGTAAAAGCAATTAATACTACTAAAAAGAATATTATGGTAGATGATATAACTGAGGGGGAATACCAACCCTTTTTAATTAATCGATCTCTTTCTTATTTTCCAGATACTGTATTATATGCTAATGAAATGAACCAACATCACCACCTCCCATCACGCCTTCAATTTGATTTTTTCATAAATATAATTAAGAAGCGAAATCGATTCTCTAAATGGTTTAAACCAAGCGAGATACAAAGTATCGATATCATTAAAGAATATTATGGGTATAGCAATGAGAAAGCTAAATCTGTTTTATCATTACTTAATAATAGTCAAATTGAAGATTTGAGACAAAGGATTTATAAAGGTGGAAGAACAAAGACAAATTAATGATTGGTCTCCTAATGATATGTTAGAGATCACACTAAGCGAACCAGATGATTTTCTTAAGGTACGAGAAACACTAACACGCATTGGCGTAGCATCTCGAAAGGATAATAAGCTATTTCAATCATGTCATATCTTGCACAAACAAGGAAGATATTTCATCGTACATTTTAAAGAATTATTTCTATTAGACGGGAAACCCTCGAACTTAATAGAAAACGATATTCAGAGACGTAATACTATTACAACTCTGTTAGCTGATTGGGGATTATGTACAATAATTAAGCCTGATTCAGCAAAGGATATAGCACCACTCCGTCAGATTAAGGTAATATCTTATAAAGACAAGAATGAGTGGGAACTATGTCCTAAGTATAATATTGGCAATAGTCCTTCAAAAGAAGGACCAAAGCCCGTATAAATACTATACGAGAGGTGCCACACGGGGTGGGCCTCATTAACCTTGCTAATAAAATAGGAGGAAAAGATGATGACTAGAAATCTTAGTTTAACGTATCCACGTTCACTATTTGTAGGTTTCGAACCTCTGTTCGCAGAGCTCGAGAGGCTTACTTCAGTTACTCCAGGTCAGGATAATTATCCACCTCATAACATCGTTCGAATCGACGAAGAACATTTCAATATTGAAATGGCTCTTGCTGGATTCAGTAAAGATGATGTTGAGGTAGAACTTAAAGATGGTACATTAACCATCTCTGGTTCTAAATCTGAAGACGAACGTGATTATGCGTACAAAGGTATATCATC